TTATTTTTACAATCAGACTTTAAGAAAAATGACTATTGCATTTGGTCAGATATTTAATAATATACAAATTAAAAGAAAAGATTCAAATGGTAATGTAGTACAATCTATTCGTGTGCCATTAGCTTATGCACCTAAAGAAAAGTTTCTTACAAGACTAGACCAACAACCTAATTTAAATGATAGACAATTTGCAGTTACTTTACCTAAATTATCTTTTGAGATTACAGGTCTTTCATATGATAGTGATAGAAAACTTACAAGAGTACAAAAATATAAAACTGTTAAATCAGAAGTAGATGGCAAAGTGATGAATTTTAATTATACACCTGTGCCGTATAATTTAAGTTTTTCTCTATATTCATTTACAGCAAGTGCAGAAGCAGGTCTTCAGATAGTAGAGCAAATACTACCATTTTTTCAACCAGATTATACAGTTACAATAAATGCAATACCAGAGTTAAGTATAAAAAGAGATGTGCCTATTATATTAAATAGTGTTAATTATCAAGATACTTATGATGGTGGGTATACAACAAGAAGAGCAGTTATTTATACTTTAAACTTTACTGCTAAAACATACTTATTTGGACCTGATAATACAAGTAAAACTATTAAAGAAGTCAAAATCGACTTGTATGATGATACAGATACAACAAATAAGGCAAGAGTAGAAAGAGTTACTACAACCCCTAATCCTACAAGTGCTGACGCTGATGATGATTTTGGGTTTACAACAGATATAGAATTTTTTGAAGATAGTAAAAAATACAATCCTAGCACAGACACGGATGAATAAATAGTAATATGACAAGAGCAAGAGACACAGCAGACTTATTAACATTAGCACCCACTTCACAGGCACTTGAATCTGATGTTACACATCCATTAATAATTAATGGCGATATGAGAATACGACAAAGACAAGATTCTAATGCCACTTGGGATGGTGCTAATATTGGTGCAGCTATGTATATTACACAAGACCGATGGTATCAAGATTGGGTTGACTGTGGCGCTACAACTGTAACTAGAGATACTGATGTTCCTACAGGTGCAGGATTTTCACATTCAATGAAGTATGCAGTACATACAGCAGACGCTAGTCCGGCAGCTGGAGATGTAGTATCTATAAAACAAATTATAGAGGACCAAAAATGTGTTATAACAAGAAAAGGTCACTCAGACGCTAAAAAATTAACTTTATCATTTTGGGTAAAATCAAATTTAACAGGAACATGGATTTGTGAATTGTATGATTATCAAAATAGTAGGCAAATTAGTCAGGCATATACAATATCTTCAGCAAATACATGGGAAAAGAAAGTATTAGTTTTTGACGCTGATACTACAGGAAAATTTGCAAACGATAATGGTCAAGGATTAGGAGTAATTTTTTGGTTGGCAGCTGGTTCAAATTATACAGGTGGAAGTTTAAGTACATCTTGGAGTTCTGTTACAACTAATACTAGAGCAGTAGGTCAAACAAATTTAATGTCAAGTACATCAAATACTTGGTATCTAACAGGTGTACAATTAGAAATAGGTGAATATACTGCTACAACAATACCACCCTTTCAACAAATGAGCTACGGTGATGAATTATTAAGATGTATGAGATATTATGAACATATTGCAGGTAATCTAGGCGGCTCAACCGCAAATTTTATTGGCATAGGTGGGCAGTATAGTGGTTCTCTTTTTGACACAGTATTAACTATGAAGGCAGAAAAAAGAACAACACCAACAATGGCAGTAACAGATTCATCAGCCCATTACATAATAGGGTCAAATGACGCTTCTAATCAAATTTCTACTGTAACTGGTATAGGCAGTAGAGCATGGTATAAAAAAGTAAATGTATATTTTTCAGGCACCATAGCACATGGGGCTCAAGGTTATGCAGGGTTTTTAGCTTGCAACCATGCAAATGCATATTTAACACTAAGTGCGGAGTTATAAAAAATGACAGCAGCTAGAAATTTAGCAAGAGTAGTAGGAACATTAGTAGACCAAGGTGTTGATAAAGTTAATGTAAACCCTATTATTATAAATGGTGATTTGATGGTAAATCAACATGGACAAAATAATACACTTACAGGTTTAGGTGATAGTGATGAGGGTTATGTTATTCATGATAGACTAAGACACACAATAACAGCTGGTGCAGGTAGATATACGGCAGCTGGTCTAGGTATAACAGATTTGTCGGGTTTCGGCACATGTTTACATCTAGACTGTACAACAGCAGAAGCAAGTTTAGCAACAGCAAGTAGTGTTTTTAATATAGATTATAGAGTAGAAGCAAATGATATTGCAAGTTTATTAAATTGGTCAGATACTTCAAATGATACATCTGCTAATTACATTACAGTTTCATTTTACATGAAAACAAATAAGGCATTTAAATTTACAACAGGATTTATTAATAGTGATAATTCAAGACACATTAGAAAAGAATTTACAACATCAACAGATTGGACAAGACATGTATTAACTTTTCCACCTGATATAGGCAATAGTCCTAATAGTGATTTTGGAGAAGGTCTAAGATGGCGAACAACAATAAGTGCAGGTTCAGATTTTACATCTGGCACACTTGCGACAGATTGGGAATCTACCACAAACGCAAACGCACATACGAGTAATACACCTAATAATTTTTTTGACCATGTTGATAATGATATTAAGATGACAGGATTACAAATGGAAATAGGTCAATATAATTCTGATACTATTCCAAATTTTCAAAAAACAGATGTTGCAATAGAAAGAAGAAGATGTGATAGATATTGTCAATTATTAGCTTCTGCTCAAGACCAAACTATAGGAAATTTGTCTTCTTATTCAAATACTGATATTAGGGTTGACGCTTGTTTTTATGGAACTTTTAGAAATACACCTACTGTTGTTCAAAATGGTGGAACTAATGATTTAAGATTTGATAGAGATGACAGTTTTGACCAATTTGATAGTTTTGATGGTGTTCTATATGGTCATAAACAAAATATAATTCTTAGGGGAACCTCAGGTGTTTCTACTTCCCAAGGTAAACATGGACAGATGTATGGTGGTGGTTCTAACACAAGAGTATTAATGCTTGCTGAATTATAAATAAGATAAAGGAGTAATGAAATGACAATAAAATATAAAAAAGTTAAAGACCCTATGACAGATGAAGTTTCTTGTGTAAGAAGGTGGGATGACGCTGACGCTACTGTGCCAACACTTTTAATTCCATTAGATGAGCATAATACTGACTACAAATTTTGGAAAGAATGGGAAGACGCTGGTGGAACAACTGAAGACGCTGATTAAAAATGACATTAAATAGAGAAGTAGCTAGAATAGCAGCTAGACCACAGAAAGTAAGAAGACCTCATGTTTATCCATTAGTAATGAATGGAGATATGAGAATAGCACAAAGAGGAACCAGTGCAACAGGTGTAGGGGCTAGTAACTCTTATGTAACTGTTGATAGATTTAGACATAACTTTTCTAATACAGCAGGCAGACTTACATCATCTCAAAGCACAGATGTTCCTGATGGTCAAGGATTTAAACATTCTTTAAAATTAGATTGCACAACAGCAGATACATCCATAGCTGCAAACGAATTTGGTCAAATTTATCAATCATTTGAAGGTCAAGATTTAGGGTTAATAAATAAGGGAACTGCTGATTGTTCAACATTTACTGTAGCATTTTGGGCAAAAGGCACGGCAAAAACTTATGCCTGTGAATTATATGATTCTGATAACAATAGACAAATAACTAAATTATTTACAGTATCTACATCTTGGACAAAACATATAATAAATTTTCCAGCTGATACTTCAACTGATGATAATTTTACTTATGATAATAACCAATCATTTATGATAAATTTTGGTATACATATGGGTTCTGATTATACAAGTGGAACATTAAATACAAGTTCTTGGGCAAACCAAGTAGCCGCAAATAGATACGCAGGTATAAATTCATTTTTTGATAGTACAGATAATGAATTATATATAACAGGTTTACAATTAGAATTAGGCACATTTAATGAAAGCACGATACCAGAATTTCAGTTTGTTGACCAAGCAACACAACTTATGCAATGTCAAAGATATGCACAAGTATTTGTTAATGGTAATGCTCAGTCTATGGGATATGGTGCTTGTTATCAAGCAGACGCTGTCTTTGTAGACCTTCACTTTAAAAATGTAATGAGAGCCACTCCTACAGCAGAAGTTACTACAAGTACGAATTATTGGGCAATTAATAGTGGAGGTACAACAGATACTTTTGATTCTTGGTCTGGAGTATCATCTCAAACTCATCAAAATGGTGGAATGCTTTTTTGTGATGGAAATAATCTTTCAGTAACAAAAGGTCATACTGGAGATGTTTATTCAAATAATGCGGCTGCCAAGATTGTCATAAGCGCTGACCTTTAAAAACTTTATAAATATTTCATATAATTAACAGGTGATTTTATTATGTTATTAGACACTTATTTTTATCATTTACCAAGAGCAATACCTTCGCACATATGTGAAGATATTATTAAATTTGGTAAGTCTTTAAATCCTAAAGAAGGAAAAACAGCTGCTACTAGCACTATGTTATCTGATGAAGAAAAAAATAAACATAGAAATCAAATTAGAAATTCAAAGGCCTCATGGATTAGTAATGATAGAGATTCTTGGGTATTGAGAGAATTATCTCCTGTTGTTGAGTATGCAAATAAATCTTGGGGATTTGATATTATCAAATACGAAGATATTCAGTTTTCAGAATATCTACCTAAAGGTCATTATAATTGGCATAATGACGCTATAAAAAATGCAATGAATTTAAAAAATATGAATAGAAAATTATCTATGAGTGTGCAGTTATCAAAACCAGAAGATTATGAAGGTGGAGATTTAAAATTTAATTTAAGAGGTTTAGATTCTCATTCAGAAGATACTATAATGAGTCCGCCACCAGAGTTTAAACAACAAGGTTCTATTGTTGTATTTCCTAGTTTTTTATGGCATAAAGTGGAACCAATAACAAAAGGAGTAAGATATTCATTAGTAATGTGGGCATTAGGAGGAAATTGGAAATGAGTTTACATGAAAAAAAGTATATAGTAATTAGAAAAATATTATCAGAAGAATTAGTAAAAGTTTATTATGATTACATGGTAAATAAAGAAAAGGTGTGTATCACACTTCTAGAAAATAGAATGATAAATCCTTTTTCATCTGATTATGGATTTTTTAATGGCCCACAAGTTCCTGGTGCATATAGTTTATATGGGGATATTTTACTTGATAATATGATGATAGATTTAAAACCTAGAATTGAAAAAGAAACCGGTCTTGAATTAACTGAGATGTATACTTTTGCTAGAAATTATAGACAACAACAGGAATTAAAAAGACATAAAGATAGAGGTTCATGTGAAATATCAGGAACAATAAATTTAGGTGGAGACCTATGGCCGATTTACATAGACCCAAATCCTGAAAATGGTTATTATAATGATGAGGGTAAATACATTTCTTCTGGAGAAAAGGGTGTAGAAGTTTTATTAGAACCAGGTGATTGTATGATATATTTGGGTTGTGAAAATGAACATTGGAGAAATCCTTTACTTGATAAATTTTGTAGTCAAGTTTTTATACATTATAGACAAACAAAAGATATAAAAAGTAAAGAAGAATTGTGGGACACAAGATTAGGACCTGGCATGCCTGGTTATACTAAAAAAGATAAATAGTTAAATGGCAACAGATGATATAATAAACAAATATCTAGGAGTAGAAACTGAAGATTCTAAACCAGAATCTAAGCCACCTGCTGTCGTAAGAAAAGAGGATAAAGATACAGATGTAGATAATGACCATGATTATTCTAGAGAGGCGTATTACGATTTAATACAAAAAGGTCAAGAGGCAATAGATGGCATACTTGCTGTCGCAAAAGAAGGAGAACATCCA